GATGCTAAGTTTGTAGCCAACGTACATGACGAATGGCAGATAGAGTGTCACCTTGATGATGCAGTAGAGGTAGGTAAGCTAGGTGTCCACGCTATTAGAGAAGCGGGATGTATCTTTAATCTAAACTGTCCACTGGACGGAGACTATAAAGTCGGGGAGAACTGGAGTGAAACACATTAATCAAGATTGTAATCGGTGCGGCGTAGAGTTAACAGACGTTACTTGGAGTCCTGCTCTTAAAAGAGATGGAAGAGAGTACTGTAGAGCTTGTAATAATCCTAACCGCAATTATCATAATCCAATTAGCAACCCAAATAGAATGTATGTTAACGGCAAGTACGTGCCTAAGTCTCATCCTTTGTACAAGGCAGGACACTACAAGAACTTTGAGTCTGCCGCCTTCTCTGCACTTGAAGGTTATGAAAAATCTAATGAGGGTCATGTCTATGTTATCTCTAACCCTGCATGGAAAGGTTGGTACAAGGTTGGAATGGCTGTCGATGCATCTGATAGATGTTCAAGCTATCAAACCTCTTCACCCTTTAGAGATTATATGATAGAGTACACTGAGTACTTTGACGACAGGCGCGAAGCTGAGAAAACAATACACTCTAAGCTGAAGAAAAATAAGATTGAACACGTTAACGAGTGGTTCAAGGCAGACCTAAACATTATAAAGAACACAATTAAAAACATAAAGGACGTTCAGCATGAAGCTTAATACACTAGTACCCGACATCTACAAGCACCTTGAGAAGCTATCAGACGGCACACCTCTGCCACTTACAGAAGAAGAAATTGATAAGACCTTGGTGGGCATGAGAGAAGCGTTAGTATCTTGGGCTACACCCAGAGAACGCGACAGTAATTTCACTGTACGCATGTCTAACGTAGGTAAACCTGCTCGACAGTTGTGGTACGAGAAGCGTGATCCGCAGGGGCGTGGCGGTATTGATGGGGCTACGCAGATCAAGTTCCTGTACGGCCACTTGCTTGAAGAGATTGTGTTGATGCTTGTACGCATGGCAGGACACAAAGTAACAGACGAGCAGAAAGAAGTTGTAGTTGATGGTATCGTAGGACACATGGACTGCAAGATTAACGGCGAAGTAGTGGACGTTAAGACAGCTTCACGCTTTGCGTTCAACAAGTTCAGGGACGGGCGCTTATCTCAAGACGATCCCTTCGGATACTTGGGTCAGCTTGCAGGGTACGAGGCCGCAGAGGGTACAGATAACGGCGGCTTCTTGGTGTTAAACAAAGAGAGCGGTGAGCTATGCATGTATGTGCCTGATGATCTTGATAAGCCTAATATTAAAGCATCTATTAGTAAGTTATTACCTGCGTTAGAGATGGAGACTCCTCCAGAATTGTGCTACAATCCAATACCCGATGGCAAGAAAGGTAACATGAAACTTGCTAAGGGTTGTAACTGGTGTAAGTATAAGCACGACTGTTACAAAGACTCCAACGATGGTCAAGGTTTACGCACTTTTAAATACTCAAATGGATTTACTTATTTAACAGAGGTTGTAGTTGAACCCAAGGTAGAGGAGCTACTATGAACGGCAGGAAAGCTAAGCGCATTAGGAAACATTCAGGAGTTATAATAGTTAATTGGCTAAGGACTTTACTCAGCGAAGAAGAAGGACAGAAGATAACTACTGAGAACTATACAGACTTCATGCCTACTCAGACTCATTTCATGGCGCAACGAACCATGCACCTTAATGCATACCACCCTAAGTGGATAGTTAATAAGATCAATCAACTGCTTGCTATCTTCCCTGATCGTTCTATAGAAGAGATTACTTTGGAGGACATTCAATGGAAGACATCCCGCTAAATATAGAGCAGATGATCATAGCTACAGGCAGTTACCTTTACAACGCAGGTATCTCAGGCAACTCTATTATAGATATAGACGAGGAGTTTCTTAGTGACCTTCGGTTGTTAATAGATGCAGAGCTAGAGCGCAGAGAGGCAACCACACATTGAACAAGATAAAGAAAGGATACAGGAAACCACGAGTCAAGCGTCCAGTAGAGAAGGATCTTGTTAAAGGCTATGACTCCAACTGGGAGTACGAGTTACACAGCGGTATCTTAGACAACTGGAGTTTCCACACTGACAAAGTTCCCTATACCGTTTCGCATAACTATCACCCTGATTTTTTACGGGTGATTGAAGGCAAGAAGATTTTGCTTGAAGCTAAAGGTAGGTTCTGGGACTACGCTGAGTTCAGTAAGTACATATGGATCAGTAAGACATTGCCTGAAGATACTGAGTTAGTGTTTCTTTTTGCTAACCCCAGTGCGCCAATGCCTCAAGCCAAACGTAGAAAGGATGGCACTAAAAGAAGCCACGGAGAGTGGGCAAGTGCTAACAACTTCAGATGGTTTAGCGAGGACAGTATCCCCGACAGTTGGATTAACTCAAAGAAGAGAGAAAGTTTTGACTGACATCAGCCGCAAAGACGAGAGACGCGATAGGTTTTTAAGAAAGAAGAAGTTCAAGAAGATAACAACAGCTTCTAAATTAAAAGAAACTAAGCGTAAACAACCACCCATTGACTTATATAACGAGACAGAAAATGAGCCTACTAAATGACGCAACACCCGAAGATTGGAATAGAGTACGTAAAGCACACCCTGCTATTGAAAAAAAATCAATAGATCATCAGCCCTACATTGACATGGCTATGAAAGAAACACATGCATATAAATACGAAGAAGATATACGAACAGCTTTAAAAGACCTTGCAACTAAAAAGCCTACGATTGAAGATGTAGTCAACAAGCCAAAGCATTACAACACTGGTAATATAGAATGCATTGAAGCCATTGAAGAGTCTATGTCTTCGGTAGCTTTCAAGGGCTACCTGAAGGGTAACTGTATGAAATACCTTTGGCGCTATGATTACAAAGGCAAGCAGGTAGAAGACTTACAAAAAGCTATGTGGTATCTCGCATTATTAACAGACAAAGTAACCAAGGAGAACAATTAATGGATCAGTATCAACAGTTTATACACAAGTCACGCTACGCACGATGGATTCCAGAGCATAGCCGTAGAGAAACATGGAGCGAAACAGTCTTTCGTTATGTTTCATTCTGGAGGGATCGTGAGCAGATCACAGTTAAGGAAGGACAGAAACTGTACGATGCAATACACAACCTTGAAGTCATGCCCTCTATGCGTTGCATGATGACAGCAGGTAAGGCACTAGATAAAGATAACGTAGCAGGATTCAACTGTAGCTACCTGCATATAGATTCACCGCGATCCTTTGATGAGTTGATGTATGTTCTTATGTGCGGTACAGGTGTAGGGTTCAGCGTTGAGCGCAACTTCATTAACAAACTACCAGAGATTGCTGAGAGCTTTCATCAAACTGACAGTCTTATAGTAGTGTCTGACAGCAAGATTGGTTGGGCTTCAGCGTTCCGTGAGTTGATTGCTATGCTGTACGCAGGTAAGATACCGCAGTGGGATGTGAGCAGGGTGAGAGGCTCAGGAGAGAGGCTTAAAACCTTTGGTGGTCGTGCATCAGGGCCAGAGCCGTTGGTTGATTTGTTTAATTTCTGCGTAGAGATCTTTCAGAAAGCTAAAGGTCGTAAGCTGACAAGCATTGAGTGCCATGATGTGTGCTGTAAGATAGCTGACATCGTAGTTGTTGGTGGTGTTAGGCGTTCAGCATTAATAAGTTTATCTAATTTATCTGATCAGCGTATGTCTAAAGCTAAGTCGGGAGATTGGTGGAGGAACGAGGGTCATAGACGCTTAGCCAATAACAGCGTAGCGTATACTGAGAAGCCTGACTTTGAATCCTTCCTGTCTGAGATGCAGACCATGTACGAGAGCAAGGCAGGAGAACGAGGAATCTTCAGTCGTGTTGCGGCACAGAAAATTGCAGGTCGAAATGGACGTAGAGATACTGAGCATGAGTTCGGAACCAACCCCTGTTCTGAAATTATCTTGCGCTCTAATCAGTTTTGCAACCTTAGCGAAGTGGTTGTACGTGCAGACGATACTCTAGCAATACTCAAGAAAAAGGTTGAGACTGCCGCTATCATTGGCACCCTTCAAGCTACGCTCACAGACTTTAGATACTTGCGGAATGTTTGGAAGCGCAACACCGAAGAAGAAGCACTGTTAGGTTTAAGCTTGACAGGTATAATGGATCACCCTGTTATTGGAGTGTCGTCAGATAAAACAGCACAGTGGCTAGAGGAGTTAAAACTTGTTGCTATTAAAACAAATAAGAAGTGGGCTGAGAACCTTGGTATCAATCAGTCTGTGGCTATTACATGCGTTAAGCCAAGCGGCACTGTGTCTCAGCTTGTTGATAGTGCTTCTGGCATACATCCTCGTTTCTCAAAGCACTACATTAGAAGGGTTCGTTCGGACGCAAAAGACCCGTTGGCTCAGTTCATGTCAACCGCAGGATTCCCAGTAGAGCAAGACACAATGAGTCCTGCATCTCTGGTGTATAGTTTCCCTGTTAAGTCTCCTAAGACTAGCACAACAGTTAAACAAGTTGGAGCAATGCAACAGTTGGCTTTGTGGAAAACATATCAGAACAGTTGGTGTGAGCATAAGCCAAGCATCACGGTGTACTACACTGACGATGAGTTCCTGCAAGTAGCGCAGTGGATATTGGATAACTTTGATATCTGTAGCGGCATTAGCTTACTACCTGTTAGCGATCATGTGTATCAGCAAGCACCCTATGAAGATATCACTGCTGAGAAGTACAAAGAGTTAGTAGAGGTGATGCCCAAGGGTGTTGATTGGAGTGATCTAGAACAGTATGAAATGGAGGACAACACGACAGGCTCACAGGAGTTAGCTTGTGTAGGTGGTGCATGTGAAATCGTTTAATAAAGGCAAGGAAGCCAACATCATAGGTTTTAAAGTCTTGATAAACTGTGAGGGGATTGTTGTTACAGAAATGAGCGGCATCCCCGCTAGTGATTTAAACCAAGTATTTAAAGGAGATGAATTGTTAATTATAAGAAACATTGTACAACTTACGAAACCAAAACTAGAGGCATTACATAAGTTCTTGGAGGATGAACTCAACGCCTTGAATCATATGCCCTCCTAATGCAGTAAGATATTAGCCATTATACAAAAGCAACAAATTAAATTAATAGTAACTAGCGTTGTCCGTATAACAGCCACGGCATTAGCTTCGGAATCTGTGTCTCCCACTTTCTCGCCTAGGCTCAAAGCCCACAGTTTCCAAAACTTTTTCATTACTCACCATTAATATTTACTTTTTAGACTTAGCACCCGAACACTTCCAACGCTTTCGCGACAAGTTGTTCGGAGTGTTAGGGTCGTTTTGTTTTTTCTTAGGAAGCCCCTTCTTTATACCCAGACTTCTCGCGCAGTAGCTATCGCCTTTACTTGTTCCGGGTTTTACTCTAGGCCCACCGCCCTTTGCCTTTCCTGCTTGACCATAACTAACTTTCTTTCCACTAGCTGTAACCTTTACTTTTGCTTTACCTTTTCTGGGAGTAGCCATTATGCTTTCCTGTATTGTTTAGTTTTAGAAGCAACCTTCTTGGGCTGTGCGCTGTGCTGTTTACCCTTCTTGGTATCCGCTCTTTTCTTTTTAGTTGTAGCCGCATACTGTGCAGGTGTCAAAGCCTTTATAGCTTTCTTAGGTAAGTATCTCTCACCTGTTTTAGCACTAGGCTTGCCAGACTTTGTAGTCCACTCTTGTTTTGTCCAAGCCTTCAAAGACTTCTGAGGTTTCTTTAGCGACACTTGTGCGTACCTTTTGCTTTCATCTTAGATTTTTTAGACAAGTCCTTCAAATGAAATAACTTTACACTTGTCTTAGTGTGAGACTTGTTAGTGTGTAAAGTTCCGTCAGCCATCTTGTGACTAGAACCTTTATGCTCTGTGCCATCTTTCTTATAATGTTTAACACCTTTCATTTGTAACCTCCTCCTGCTTCTTTGTATTGCTTGGCAAGCATCTGAGCTTTTCGTGCGCTCCACTGTCCTGCTTTGCCGCCCTTAGTTCCTGCTGTTATTTTGTTAAACAATCTTTTACGCATTGTAGGCTTGGTGTAGTTACCTGCCTCGTTGACTTTTGATTTTTTCTTAGCCGCCATTACTTGCTCCTTGCTACTGATTTTGTTTTTTCTACAGTTCTCATTGCGCCTAGTCCTAACATGCCCATGAGTACACTTGTAAGCAATGAGCTATCTACAGGCGGGACAGTAAACCAAATACCTAAGATGGGTGCTAAGATTGTAGAATACATTAAAGCGAATCCGCAGATCCATCCAATAGCAGGTCGCCATCCAGAAACGAACAAGCTTTTGTGCGCGGCCTCAACTGCGTTAACAGCCAGTTGTCCTTTGGCTAACTCTTGAGCGTGGCGTTCTGCCATTGTGCTTATCTCGTGAGCTAGGGCATTGGCTTGATCTTTATCAACAATAAATTTGTCCAATAACCCTGCTACTGGGCCTATCAATTTATCTAACATTAGTATTACCTCATTTTATATAGTGTATACTTTTAGCTTTTCTGCTTTTCCTTTAGCCTCAATCGGCGACAGTGGCTTTAGCTTAATACTAGATCCTTTCCTAGTGCTAAACCCTATCAACACATCTACACCTGCCGCCTTAGTACCCGACTCTAACCTAGCCGCAATGTTAACTGCGTCACCGATAGCGGTGTAATCAAACCTCTGCTCTGATCCCATGTTCCCTATGATTGCTTCGCCGCTGTTAATACCTATGCCAATCTTGATAGGCGGTAATCCTTTAGCCGCAAACTCTACGTTCAACTCTTCCATGTTTATTGCTATCTGTTTAGCACACTCTATGGCTTTGTCTTCGTGGCCTTCTAAGTCTAGGGGCGCACCGAATATTGCCATCATTGCGTCTCCGATGTATTTATCTACGCAACCTGAAAATTTTGAAACTGCTGATTGCTGTGCAGTAAGGGCTTTATTCATTATATACGTTACTTCTTCGGGGCTTACACTCTCTGACAGGGCCGTGAACCCACGAACATCAGTGAACAGGAACGTACAGTACCGTTTTTCACCCCCTAAACGTAGTAATTCGGGGTTATCTTGCAGTCTTTTAACCTGCCTTGGGTCTAAGTAGTGTTCAAACTGCTTCTTAATCTGTTGTCTTAGCTTGTATTGTTCTTTATAATTTAGATAAAATGTAACACTAGCAACTACAAACTCAGAGATAAGCGACCATGTGACATCAATCAAAAACCCCTGCCGTATAAGATAAACTCCTAGCAGTGCAGTGCCAGACATAACACCTAGCGATAACCCTAAACCTATGTAGACTCCAAAGTAATTAAGACCTACGAACACTAGTAAAACACCAAGCAGTAATACCACTGCCTCATATAACACCGCTGTAGGTGGTATCATTGGCATCGGCTTACTAGAGGCGTGTAGAATTGTTTCAACTAGTGCCGCTTGTATCTCATGCGGATACAGCAACCCTGACGGTGTAGCTACCTGCGGCAATATTCCTTTAGCGGTAGTCCCTATGATTACCATCTTGCCTTCTACATCCATAGCCTGTAAAGAAGTGCTGTCTGTTTTAACCCAGTTTACCCACACTCTACCACCACTATCAGTTGGGATAGGGTTTAGTTGTTTGACTCTTATCTCCTGTATGCCATCATGATTTGTCTTGATAACATATGTGCTTGTTTCTGTAACAGCTTTAAGTAGCTGTGTGCCGAAGCTTGCTATCCAACCATTAGGACTTCGCATCAGTAGTGGCATACGCCGCACTAAGCTATCAACATCTACAGGGGCTGACACAATTCCTTGAAGCGACACATCTCTAAGGGCTTGGATGTTCTGCGTAACCCCTTGAGCTTTTATACCGCCCGTATCTTTGCCTAGTATTACTGTGCCTTCAGTCTTAGGAATCTCTTTGTAGCCGTCAGTCTCAAACATAGCAATGACACTAGGGTAATAGGACAACGCTTCTGCAAATACTTCGTCACCTCCGAACCTGTCAGGCTCGCTGAACACAACAACCCACGATACTGAAGCGGCTCCGGCATTCAATAGGTCTACATGTATATCAGCTAGACGCTCTCTAGGAAACGGCCAACCGCCACCTTTGTGTATGTCAGACTCAGTGAGGTGTAACAGAATTATGTTGCCTGTTGGTTCCTCTGTTTGTACAAGGGCATCAAAGGTTCTAAGCTTTAAAATCTCAACCGCCGTAGGTTGGTATATTAGAACTGAGAATAACAGTGCAACAACAAGACCTATAATTAGTTTCTTCATTACCCGCCCTGTACTATTCTTATTGTTGAGTCACCGCCGTTAATCTTTATAGTATTAGAGACTCCATCTTGTATTAGTATAACCGTGTAACCACCTACAGTGTTTAAATCTAAGCGCGTAAATTCACTTACTCCCCTTATTAGGCTTATGGTTGGCCCTGAAATAAGTGTTGTTATCTGTGTTGACGGATCTGATCCTAGTGCTGTGCCTGTAACTGTTACGCCTGATACTTGAGCTAGTCTATCTTCTTCTTCTGCTATGCCTAGCGCATCTAAAATATTTAACATGTCTTCTA